TGGAGTAACAGAAGTAACACTAACCGAAGCAATGAACTTCATATGGAATTTGCACTCAGTTTCTTTTCCCTCCGTTAATGTTGATGGTGAGTCCTCCAATCCTCAAACATTTGATAATCCAGCAATATTACAGTATGATTCTACCGTTCAAGGATACACAAATTCAATAGTGTACACTCCTGTTCAAAGAGTTTGCAACGAAACACTTGGACTTCCCGTACCAAGAGCTACTAACCCACCAAGAAATAATGAACCCGGAGGATGGTTTGTTGCACAGACAATTAAAAACTCTAACGATTTTTCTGCTCAGTTTGCAATAAGGTCAATATACTACGCAACTGATACTAATAAATATTACATAGGATTTACCTCTAGTGTTAGATCAGATGATGATAGTTTTAAACAGGAAATACCTTTTGCTAACTTAACTTTTGACTATTACACTTACTCATAGAATACCACTTAACCCCTATGGTACAATAGAATGTACTAACAATTTAAAATATTATGATTACAACAAGAGGAATGAATACAAGTGGATTTACTTTTCCACCAGGTATGAAATCAAGACCTAGGAGCGTATCTAACAACCCTAACTACAATCCTTCTAGATTCGGTCAAGGTATCAAAACCGATGTGTTTGGTAGAACAGCAGCACAACGATTTGGCAATTATCTCAGGGGAGAACAATTAGCTTATCAGAAGGATCGCCAAGAACGAATTGATAACCTTTTAAAACGCCCAAAAAGAACGACTCAGTCTAATGTAAATCAGTATATGCTAGGAGGAGCACCCTCTGGGACATATAAGGAACGCCCAAGAAGAGCACCAACATATGCTGAACGTAGAGCTGCTGATCCAGAAAAATATAGAGCCCGTGCCCTATCTGGCCCAAGTGATGCCTTACCTTTTGGTGCTATGGATTCAGTATCTAGAGCTCAACAAAAGGCTTTTGATGAATTACCCTCTGATGATCCTCGAAAGCAACAATTTAAAATGGTTGATGGGAGACTTTTTTATAACAATGATAACCGATATAATCCTTTCCTAGAAACCCCTATGAAACCAACATTTAATAAACCTAAACAATTAACCGAAAGGCAAATATTTAATTTAGGTGCATTCTCTCAAGCAAAACCTGGAACTAGGTTTGCAAATAATTCTGGTTATAATGTGGTTTTTTCAAATTCTCTTTTAGGTAAAACTGCGGGAATGCAACCACCAGTTAATTTAAGTTTCATTGGATCTGAGTACTAATATATTATGGCTACAGAATTTAATTTTAATTCATCTCCGTTTAGCTTTTCAAATAACTTTCAACCCTCTAATCCGTTTTTAGGGGAAGTTCCCGTTTTGGAACAATCAGATTTTAGTTCATCTTTTGAACCTAGTTTTCCAACATTCAGCTCATTTAATGAACCTATGAATGCTGCAAGGGACTTTGATTTTGATAAAAAGGTATTAGATTTTGCGGGGGGGATTACAGATTTATTAAAAAATTTTAAGACCGATCAAGGTAGTAATCAGCAACCAATTATATCCTCTGTAAATGAACCAGGGCTAGAACCATTTAATAGGTTTAATCCTACTACACAGCAGTTCGAACAGTTGTTTGGAAACCCAGCCGCAAGAATGGGATCGCAAGATCAATTTGTAGAGGGTGAGACTGGCTTTAATGACGAACAAAGGTTTTTACAAAATATAGGAATTCAAGGTGATGGAGTTACTGGAGTTGCTGGATTTGACGAATTTGGTATGGGGTCAGAACCCAGAACAGCAGCCGAATTAAATCAGTTGTTAGGAATGCAACAAATACAAGCTAATCAAGATTTTGTAAATAGCCCATATTTCCAAGAAGCTATGGATGAAATGAATGCCCCATTTATAGAATCAGGGCGGGCTTTTGACAACGCAAGTTTTCTTCGTGAAGCTAGGTTAGATGATCGCATACCATTTAATGCTACCTTTAACTACGACGATGCTGGTAATAAAGTCCTAGCAGGTGAATCCGCAAGGGCGGCAGCAGAAGCGCAAGGTGGAAGAGCTGAAATGTCATTTGCAGAGGCTAGTAAATTTGTACCAAGGACAAGGGATTATAGAGGTAAATTAGAGCCCGCGTCTACATATAATCGACGAGTTGAAGCGTATAGAGCTGAACAAAACGCAAGGATACAAGCTTCAAATGAAGTAGTTAGTTCTACTCAACAATTTTTAAGTCAATACGGAATGAACGTAGAACCTTCTGTTATTAGATCTGGAATACAAGCAACTGGTAGCCCACAAGCATTTATAAGATCTTATTCTGAGTTGCAAAGAACTCTAACCCCAAGTCAGTTAAGTGATTACAAGGCTAGTTTAGCTGAATCTGAAACTGCTACGCACAAAGGAATGCCTATAGAAAGCCAAGGAACATTTGTAAGTAAAAAAGATGGGTCAACTAGGGTCTTAGGATTTTCTCAAGATACAGGAGTTTTAGGTGAAGTTACCCCATTAGGAGAGTGGAAACCAGTTGATATGAATGACTGGCGTGAACTATCTACTACAGAAATAGGTACATCTAGAGAAAACGCACTAAAGTCATTAGATAATGCTTTTGATTCTTTTGGAGGAATTGCTCAAATGGAACAATTCGTAAAAGATAGAATAGAATCCCCTCAAGGTTTTAAACAATTTGTTGTTAATATGCAAACTAATTTTAAAAATTATTTTGATAAAGAATTAACCAGAGAAGAATTTATGAATTCAATAGCAAGTGCTGGATTTGAAGCTTTGCTTGGCGTAATTAGGCTTGATGTTCTTGGACCGGGTGTTCTAACAGAGCAAGACGCATTGAGGTTAGTTAAAGCTATGGGGGGATTTGGAGGAACATCCAGCAAAAAAGTATCTATTGAATTGGTAAATAGACTTATTGATCGGAGAAAGAAAAAGGTTGAAGGACAACTATCCGTATATAATATAAGGAGAGATGGTAATGATATATTAAGGAACAGCCTTCCATTGGTTAATATGAACAATATATCAGATGCAAGGAGGGGTGTCTTTGAAAACCAGGCAGCTCCAGCAAATAGCAATACTGGCAGACCTCCCCTTAATCCCGACAAAATATTTTAATTTATGAATACAAATTATCTTGATGATTATAGTGTAGAAGAAATAGTTCCCTTTTTGGATAGCCCTAAATATTCGTTGGATCAAAAGGCTGAGTTAAGAGATTACATTAGTTTAAGGGATGGAACATACGGTGACCCATCACAACCTAGTGGATTTTATAACATTAATTTTGACGAAAGAAAAAGTTCCGCAGATTCTTTAGCTAGTGGTCAATTTATAAATCAAGTAGATGAATCTCTTAGGGCTGATAATGTTTTGCCCTATCTAGAACCAAATCAAAGAAGTAGTTTTATGTATGGTATGGGGGGGTCTTTGGCTTCTATGCAAAACCCTATGTACAAAGTTGAAAGAGACAATAGAATTAGAAATGGACTTATAGAAAATCTTTCTAGAGCTTTAAATACAAATCCTGAAAATATAGACGTAGATTCTGGATTAGGAAATGTAGTGACTCGTGCGCTTCTTAGCTTTCAAGAAGACTCAACAGCTAAATATAATTACTTAATTGAAAGATACGGAGAAGAAAATGTAAAAGAATTTAGAGTAGGTAACAAACCTTCGTTTCTAATTAAAGATGGCGATAAAGAGCTTTTGGTAGATGAATTTGGTGCTTCATTTGGAGACATAGCAGATCTTGCTAGAGGAGGTCTTGTTCTAACCGCAGAAATGTTGGTGGGAGGCAGGGGTATAGGTAATGTAAGAAAGTTTCCTATAGCGGCTAGGTCGCTTGGTGCAGGCGCAGGAGTTTTTGGAGCAGAAGTCGCATCCGAAGGCATTGAAGCAGCTTCTAGCGAGTTTGTTGATTTTGAAGCTGGAAGTTCCGTTTTAAACCCATTGGGTGATGCCACACTAGCAATGACTGTGGACTATGGATTCTCCAAGCCCCTTTCTTTTGCCGCAAAAGCATTTACTAAACCGGGTGTAGGGTTTGAAAATGCCGATATGGAGTACGAGAATTTCTTGGGTGCTTTAAAAAGGCTTAAAGAAAGTCAAGGTATTGATGTTCCTACTACACCAGCAATGAGGGCAGGTACAGATTTGACTAGACGTGAAGAGCTTGTAGCGGCAGAAACTAGACAAATAGGACTTCCAGATGAATTGCAGAACCCAGTTGTTCGCAGTAGGATGGCAACAAATGATGCACTACAAGCCATAATTACTAAGTTGGAAGGCGGGGAAGTTGACTTCAACACCCTGTCAAGAATAGGCAGAGAGAATTATGAAGAGCTAGCAAAGCAAGCATTGGATGCAAAAGACGCAATAGGCGAGCAAGCGGCAAGCGCAGTAAGTAAATACTTTAACAACTTGGCTGAAAATGTTAGCCCTTCATTGAATCGCAGAACCACAAAAGAAATAGGTTCTGAGTTAGAAGAAACTACAAGCAATATTTTTAATGCAAGTAAAAGACAAGTAGACGAATTATATGATACCGCTCTGTCTATGGGGGATGATGTTCCTGGGTTAGATATGCTTGCCGTAGCAAAGCAAATGATTAATTCCCTAGACGCTTTGGGAAAGGACTTGCCGCAAGGTGAAACGGACAAAATCATAAGGTCGTTTTTTCCTAAAAGCGTAATAGATTCATTAAGCCAAGCTAAAGATTTAAGCAAAGAGGCTAGGGCTAGGCTTAGAAAAATAAAGGAGTTCAAGGACTACGAAAAGCTATCACAGGATGGGGATCAGATGCTTATGTTTGCATTATTTGATGGCATACCAGAAGTAGCAAATCCAGGCGAACCATTGCAAATTTCTTTTAGGCAAATGGTAAATGCTAAAAAGCAATTAAATAAATTGTACGGCAAAGCTGGCAGAAGTGAATTTGTTGAGAAAGAGGGACTTAGGGTAATGGCAGACGTTCTAGACAATTCTATGGAGGGTATGGCGAGAAATGCAGATTCCGATGCGTTTGATGCTTTGAAAGAAGCTAACGCATTATGGAAGGAACGCCAACTACCAATGCTCGAAGACAAGGGGTTACAATCAATTCTTCAAGGAAACAAGTTGCGCCCAAATGAAGTTACGGAAGCTTTACTTAATTCACAACCAGGATCAGTTCAAAGATTAATAAATCTTAGAAATGCATCACCAGACCCAGAAGCTTTTAATGAACAAATAAGGCAAACTGCTTTAGATCAAATATTTGCATCCGCAGAAAATCAATCTGACGAATTATTAAACACAGGGAAACTATTACAGCTTCTAAAGAAAAATGATTTTGTTGATGAGTTTTTTGACAAGACTACAGTAAGGCAGCTTGGTAAAATATTTAATGTAACAAAAAACAACAAGAATCTTTTAGGTGCTAACGCTACTCCAAACATTACTTCAAATTCTTTAAGACAACTTCTTTCGGGAGAAAATCTAAGCAAACAAGATAAGGCAATTCTTATAGCAAAGGTAAGAGATGAGGCAGCTTTGTCTCAAAGAAAAAAAGCAATTGATGTAAACCAGGCACTTATAAATTTAAGGGCGAAGGGAAGTGGCGATACAACAAATATGAACAGCACAATGAATGCTCTTCTAAATCTTCCCAATGCCAGTTCGGTAGATGAATTTTTTAGTTTACTTGACGGCTCTTCTAAAGAGCAAGTTCGTGCTAGGGTAAGAGCTATAATATTTGATGGAGCATCTGATGGTGCTGCTCCAAGGACTGGAGAAGCATTTGGTGGCTCTAGACTACCAGATGTAAATTCCAGTTTTATTAAGCAATTAAGAAAAAAGACTTCTACTGAACGCGAAGTGGCTGAAGCAATACTTGGAAAAGATGGTCTTCAAGATGTTCTAGATGTTATTACCGTGTTAGACAGAATGGGTACTGACGCACAACAAGTTACTACCGGGTTACTAAAAGCGCAACAAGCTCAAGTTATTGGTCGAGGAGGATCTGCGCAAAGAAACTTTATGCCTAGAGTTATATTTGGATTTGATACAGGAAAAATATCTAACAAATTTCTTGGTATGGCTATGGCTAATGAAAAATTTATTAACTCCATATCCAAAGGAGATGTTAATTCTACTTTCAGAAATATGCTGCCGTTTATATACGGATCAGACAACGCTCTTGAAATTCTAATGAATGAAACTGCGGAAGATCCTGGTATACTAGAATTCTTGGACTTGATGACGGATGGTGATTTGCCAGACAACAGAGATCTGCTAAACAATTAGACGCAAAAAAGGGTAACCCCTTTTCAGAAGTTACCCTTCATTACACCCACTTATTGAGGTGGCTAACCAAAAGGTTGACAAGCACTTTGTTTTAGAAGAAAGGACGAAAAACTCCTAAAACATAAGTCTTATTCTCTTTCCTCTTGGTTAACCAAAATTCTATTTTCTAGATTTTTAATCTTTGTTTTTAAACCTTGTATGTCAAGGTTAAGCTGTTCGTTTTGTTTAGTCAATGCATCGCAGCACTTCGCCATTGCATCTAACCCAGAGCTTAATATTCTTTCGCTCGTGGCGTTCATTACTTGTTTTACTATTTCGGTCATTTATTGGAATCTTCCTATATGGTTTATGAATTTGAATTTGCCAGTAAGGTCACGCTCACCCTCTCGGTTTTTAGCTATTTTATAATTAAGTTCTATGTATGGGTATTCTGCGTCAAACACCTTACAATCATTTAGATCGCCACCCTTTGCCCACATAAGGAGGATAACGTCTGCATCATTCTCAATGTCCCCAGAATCTTTTAGGTCGTGGATGTTAAGTCCACTATCACGCCTAGCACCCTCTCGATTAACTTGAGCAAGGAGAATAATAGGTATATTAAGCTCTATGGCAAGTTGCTTAATGCCGTGCGAAATGAAAGCAATTCCATCATTTTTAGACATCTTTGTGTCATATGGTATAAGCTGTAGATAATCAATGACTAATGCTTTTATGTCATACTTTCTTTTCATTGATCTAGCTTTTGATCTTAGATCTCCAACACTTCTAACATAGTTTTCTACAAATATTGGTGCATCTTGAACCCTAGCCAATGCAGCATAAACTTGTTGCTTTTCTTCTGGCTTAACTACTCCATCGCGAAACCTACGCAAGTTCACCGCACTAGCGGTCTGTAGAATGCGCTTAGTAAGCTGTTCCGTGGGCATTTCAAAGCTAAATATACCCATAGGCTTGTTATCCATAACCGCAGCCCTAAGTACTATATTCAAAGCCAACTGGCTTTTACCGCAAGATGTAGGAGCGGATATGACAAAAACTTCTCCGTTGCCTATACCGCCCTCATCCAGCTTTTCATCCAGGTGAGATATCCCAGTACTTAGTGTATCAAATACATACTCTCCCCTCTCCATCTGCTGGAGTTTATTCTTTAACGAAACGGATGCATCCTTAACATTTATGGACTTGTCATTCTGGTCGCTTATTTTGCGCACAGAGGCGTCTATGTCTCCACACACTACATCTGCCTTAACTCCATTTCTAATGGCTTCTACGGCTAATCTAGAGGCTCTAAGGATGTCTCTGGCTTGCGAACGCTCCTTTACAATGCCAGCTGCAGATAAAGCAACCCCAGAGGACTGGGAATAATCCATAATACCAAACAATCCGGGAAGACCGCCAATGACATCTTCTTTGTTTTTCTCACGAACCTTATCATATACTGTGATCTCGTCTAGAGGTTTACTCTCTAGAGAGAGTTCAGATATGCACTCATATAAAACCCTACAAGGGGTGTTCCAAAAATCTTCAGCAATAAGAATAGGTGATATCCTATCAAATGTGTCTTGCCCTTGTTCCAAGAGACAAGAAGCTATTACCGCACGCTCTGATTCTATGGCGTGAGGCTGTGGGGTGTCCTTATTTTCCATTAATTACTTTGGGGTTCTAGGGTCTTTAATTAGCCCAGCTAAAACGGCTCTAGCTACATCCAGCCTAGCATTCTTGTAAAAATCTCTACGATCTTGCTTTGCTTCTAATGTGCTAAACCGCACCCTAATTGCTTTTTTATATTTATCTATATAATCCATTGGTGAAAAAATAGCCCCCCATCTCTGAGGGGCTAAGTACTTAGAACGGCATTACGTCTTCAACTTGCGGCTTCGGCTCTTCCTTCTTTTCTTGGAAGTCCGATATTTTTCCGCTAATGAAGTTGATCCCAGTTTTGGACTGCTTCTTCCAACCCGCTAGGCGTTTTTCAACCCCATCGATGTTGATTTTTCCAGTTACATCTGGCTGACCTTCGTTTTGTTTGTTCTTGTTCGGAAACAGAGCAAACGAGTTTGTATCATCGTATTCTGGCATAGTTACTTATCTTGTTATTATATGATGTCATCGGACGGAATTGCCCTCTGAGTTACTTTGTTAGTCTTGCCGTGCGTATTAGTAGCATCTGGATCTAACGAAGAGTCTGAAATACAAAAGAGATTACCAAGCGATCTTTTTAAACTATAAGATGCAGCAGAGCCAGTTATTTGAGCATCATCCATACCTTTCTTGACCTCCGCTTCTCTGGCGTAACCAGTTGTATAAACGCTATCACCTAGAGTTCCGTCCGTATCTATTAAGGTAGACGTTGTCTGCACATATACTCTACCGCCAATCTCTACCATTGTGTCTTGGTTTACAAGAATGCATTCGTACTCCGATAACAAAGGTTTTACGGCAGATAGTATGTCTTCTGCGGATCGGTAGCTATAGCCACCGAATTTATTTATTTGCCCTTTAGGGGCTTTCAAAGAGGACTGTATCCTCTGTAGTTTTTGACGCACAGTTAGCTTGTGCAGTTCTGTCTTTTTTTTGTCCATAATTATTTATATTTTGTTTTTACTAATTTAGTACGATATAGTAATGACCTCTCATCCGAGGTTTGGCAAGAATTAATTTGCTTCTTTGTGCATTTTATATCAACGAGCATTTCTATTTGTTTCTCTTTACTATATCTGCTGAACCTAGACATTAATTGTTTAGCTCCCCTGGGGTGCAAATAATTTAGATCTCCCTTGTCCAGATACTTGCAAACATTCTTCAAAGCTTGATTTAGATTAACAGTTGAGCAAGACCCGAATCTCTTCCAAGAGTTCTCTATCTTTCCTAACCAAGAGTTGGACTGCCTATTGAGCACTCCACGCACCATACCAGTATTGTGATTGTGATCTAGTACTGGGTCTTCTAAGCTGCACTCAAAGATAGGGCATTTGTCTGGGGTATTGTTCTCCCTAAATTTAGCTATCTTGGTATAGGGAATATATTTCATAGCATTCCCTTGCTTTCAAGTAGTGATTTCCATCTTCCGAATGTGCAAGGATGTATTCCCATTTCTTCGCAACCATCTCTTATCGTTTTGCCACTATGCTTTATATCCATAATAGCCTTTATAATAAAAAGCTTTTGTTTGATATCGATTCTTCTACCCCTACCCGGTTTTTGGGTAGGCATATAGTCTTTTTCTCCAGTACCTACTAGGACTCTCTCGTTCTCAAGAAACTCGCGCTCTATGCGTTGTGAAGCCCAAGTGATGAAATCACTAATTGGGTTGCCATTAAGTGAACCTTGTACTCGCAAATCTATGTCTTTCATTTTGTTCTTTCTATTGATATTAGTTTAGCAAATCCACCCTTCTTCATAACACAGTATCCATCCTTTGGTTTATTTTTAAAGATATAAGACATAGCTTGCCTTTCATCTTTTGCCCACTTGGAGTACACTTGGATATTGTTAGAGGGTATATCTGTTCGGTTAATTGTAATTTTATATTCATTCATATATTCGTCTGAATAAAGTAACGAAAGCTTTGGTAGCTACTTGCGGCACTACTCCGTTCCCCAAGAGCCTAAGTCTGTCGACCCTATGGGTATTCCCATTAGTTGTTCCACCCAGTCTGGGTTCAGCTTGGGTGACCCTTGGGGCTTCCCACTCATACTGTGGCTCGTTTGGTCTTGCTGGGAATAAATTAACCGAGGAAGACTCACATCCCCTATTTTGCTTGGAGCGCAACCCGGAGTGTCCTTCCAATCCCTTGCTCTCGGTGTTGGAAATGTCTCCACCGCATCCCTCAACTTCGCCCCAAAGGTCTGGTTGCTCTTGTGCCTCTTGCTCTTGAACACTCCTTCCTCTATCACCGTCTCTATCCGACCGCCCTCCGCATCCGACGTTCTCGGTGTCGGAAAGTTTATGGCTTCCTCGGCTCTGATCGCATCTGCGGCTCTCCTCACCTTCAGATATAGTTTCATCGAGTCCTTGTATGCTTGCACCGACACTTCGTCCACCTGCTCCCTCAAGTTCGATGGATCTGTTCTGCCCTTGCGACTCGTCGTAGCTTGCCTCATTGCAGCCTCGTAACTCCTCGGTGGGAGCGTGTCCATTGTGTTTGGAGTAGCCCAAGATAAAGACCCTTTTTCTCTGGTGTGGTGCGCCAACTTCACTCGCTGAGAAAACTCCAGCCTCTGCGATGTAACCCAATCCTTCCAATTCTCGGAGGACATATTGGAGAACCGATTCTCCCTCGGATGTTTTTGCTGAGATAATTCCTTCAACATTTTCGAGGAAAACAATTCTAGGTTGGCACTCTCTGATTCCTTTTGCGATGTAAGGGAAGAGGTGTCTAGGGTCTTCAGTTCCTTTACGCACTCCAGCATTTGAGAATGGCTGGCAAGGGAATCCCCCAGACAAGATAGATACCTTTCCACGAAATTTTCTGTATGGGAAGGTTTTAAGATCAGAGTAGATAGGTGCTTTATCCAAGACACCCTTTTCCATCTCTTTGACCAAGTTGGCGATGCAGTAGGTTTCGACCTCCACAAAAGCGAGTTCTCTGAGAGTTGGGAAAACTGCTCGCAGTCCACGCCCAATTCCTTCGTATCCGCTACATAGCGAGAGGTGTGTAATTTCTTTGGTATTATCCACATTATGTCCTTTATTTTATTGTTATTGTTTAGTGTTAAAAATTGTTGCGTCCTTGTTATATAAATATCCAACCATCTTGCTTACCGCATCTTTATTCTTGAAATCAGTATGCCAAGGCATCTCTCTTTTTTCAAAACCAAAATCGTAATCATCTCTAATCAATTTTGATACATTCCAGATGTAAAGTACAAACTCAAATTCATTTATATAAATAAGATCTTTCTTTACTGATTCAGCTATACCAATGTTGGTATCCACTTTTAGTTTCTCTATGATCCAGGGGTTATATGCCTTTCTTCTGGATTTAATCTCAAAGAGGTAGTTGTCATTCTCGTAATCAAAATGACTAAACTGATCTTTGGCTGCAGTCAGCTTTGTGATATTTGGGAAGGCAACCATTAGTTGCTCTGCTACTTCGCTCTCAGTCATTTGCCTTTGGGCATCCAGTCCATCCAGTATAGCTTAGATAGGTATCTAAACCTTGTTACGCCTTTCTTGGCTTGTGCCTTAGTCCAGTTCTTGTGGTAGTGCTTCTTGGATTCCACACAGATGCAGACGCTCGTAATACCGGGATCGTAATCTAACCCCATTGTATCCTTTAGAAACCTAGCCTCTATAGCCAACTGGGTGCAGTCCTTTTCTTCATAAAACTTACCGCCAGTTCCCTTGGTATCCCTACACTTGTAGTCAAACAAATGATACTTGCCATCCACCTTTGCTATTAAATCAACAGACCCAGCGGATTTGAATTTATTACAGAACAAAACCTTTTCCGTAGCTATTGGCTCTATGTCGTGATCAGACATAAAATTAATAAAGGGTAAAGCCCAACTGTCCCAAACTGTAACAGATTCCATATCTATGTTGCCAGTTCTCATTATGGATTCTATTTGATCTTCTAACCTAGCGTGTACAGAAGTTCCAAACTCCGAGCTACTAATTGGCTTGCCATCTATTGGGCTGGTTCTGAATCCATATTTCATATCCATAAGATCTTTGCTACTGGCATATGGATGCAGCCTAGCTAGTTCTACCAGCTTTCTGGGTGTCCATATATTATCTAAGAAGTCGCTCTTTTTGCTCGATAATATAGTTGTTACCGAGGGTAACGCACCAATCTTCTTAGCTTGGCTAGGCGTCTTAGCTTTTGTAAGAAATGGATCTTCTGAGCAATCGTAGAAGTGGCTCATAGAAGTCCTTTCAAGTTCTTCTTCTCCTCTTGCAATGCCTTCCTCTGTTCTTGCATACGATCAATCTTATGAGACAATATTCTGGATTCAGTTCTTATCATCTCAATCCTAGTTTGTATTCTCTCTTCTTGGGCTTCTTGTATTTGTTCTTTATTCATTTATATATATGGTGTTATAGTTATAATGTTTCTGTCTGGTATTGGTTTACCATTTTTTGTAGAGGCTTTTACCATTTTTTGTAGACGCTCTTTCCAGTATTCTGAATGCTTTACTTGCCCATATAGCCTTGGGCTTAATGTAAACCACTTGGTCTTATCGTACCTTCTCTTATTGAAATTTGATTCAATCAAAGCTCCTTGGTTTATCAAAGAGTTGAGAAGTCTAGATATCTGCCTATCATTAAAAAAGGGGAAGTAAGACACCCAACTCCTTGCGGAATTAAATGTCCAATACTTCCCCTCCTTCTTATTGCGATTATTTTTTTCGTTTAGCAAAACAAAGTAGATAATGGTGTGCAATACAATGGATTCCTTTAAACCATAAGTTTTGGCGTGCTGACTAAGGAATGTGTATCTTTGCTCCATCGGTAGTAATCTGCCATCTTGTTCATCTCTCTGTCAAACCTTTCTCTGCCCATTGTTTCCAATGGTTGCAGATCCTCGGTTTCAAAGCCGTTTGAATGCTCTATTGCCATACATAATGTACAAGGCAATCCATCTGCAGCAAAGAGATCGTATAGCTTCTCAGCTTCCTCTCTCTTGTTAAATGCGTGTGAATACTGGGAAAAAGTTCCTCTTGGTTGACAAGTAACTACCCACATACTAACGCCCCTCATAATAGCTTATATACTTGGAGTTAGCCAAGGCTCTGACTCTAATAGCCATCTCTCGGTCTTTCTCCTCTTGTAAGAGTTGCTTGTTAGCCTCTCTATGCATTCGGTCTTGTTCTTCTTCAAAAAGACCTCTCTTATCCTCTTCGGATAGCCAGTTTATTTTGTCCATTTTTTCTCCTTTGGTTATTGTTAATAGTCTCTGTGGTGTAGAGATTCGTCTATACATTCGGACAATGCCAGTATCTTGCAAGCAAAATTTAATTTGCCTTCTTTGAGGTATTTGTCTCTTACTTCGTTAAAATAAGATTTTGGAATATGATCTTCTAGCATAAACGCTTTTCTTAACATCTTCACTCTCTTAACCATTTCTTTGCTCTCATAGGCAAAGTCTTTGATTATTTCATCCGCTTCTTTGATTGATACAAATTCATCGGATACCGGGTTGTTCTTCTTTCTTTTTAGTATTTGCATTTAGGCATCCAACCGGGTAAGCAGGCAGCCGTCAATGTTTTTTTACTATATGCAGGAGATTCTCTCTCTCTTACTGCCATATATAGTGTTCCCCCTCTTAAGCACACCGGGGTAAAAACAAAAAAAGGGTGACCCCTTTATAGGTGTAAATCATCCAGTTCACCGGGTAAGCGTCCAGTTTCAATCCACTTCTGAGTTTGAGCTAGGCACATTGAGTTCCAGATTACCGCTCCAAGGTGATCTTCCTCTCGGCAGCCGTCGATATATGCCCAGAGATGTCGGTTGATACTGTCTACATATCTGGACAATGGAATGCCCTTGCGCCAGTTGTCTCTACCATACTTGTTCGCACCATCTTCAAAGCGCCTAGAAGCCATTCTAAGGGCTTCTGTGGGCAGTAGCGAAGGCATACCCTTTCCTTGCATTGCGTCTCTTACTGCCCCAGTTGAAAACTCCGACCTCGCCCCACTATCTGGTAGTTCATTTTTTTGTTCATCCATAAAAAAAGGGTGACCCTTTCGGATCACCCCTCGTTGTAAATCTATCTTGCGATTATGTCAATAGACCAAGCTCGTTCATAATTTCGTCAATGTGCATCGCGTCCTTGCCGTGGCACTCGCTCTCTGTCACTTCGTCATTTAGGTGATCTGCAATCTCTTGCCAGTTTACATCTGCAAGAAAAGCGTTTGCCCATCCGCCAATATAAGCCATAGGTTCTCTCCCACAAGTCATATCCTCAAGATATGTTTCCACATATTCCTTGCAGTCCTCTTTGGTAGCCTTCTCTACATTGGGGTTTAAGTCCTCTGCCGTGTAGCCGTCGAACATTTCGAGAGCTATACGCCAAGTTGCGTAGTTAGTCCATCCATTGTGTTTTTTTGTGTCCATTTTTTGTCCTTTCTTTTGGGTTATTTAGTTATACATTGAGCTTCGATATAATCTATATCTAGTTCGCAATGCTCCAGTAGTTCAACTGGACTTAGTTCTCGCACCTTTTCGTCTGCCGCATCTTCTGATTCCGCATCTATTAAAAAGGTATTGTGAATTGTTATTGTTACCTCGTACTCTATCATATTTTTATAGTGTAAAGTTTGGCAAGTAGGGGTCAACCTCTAATGTGTCCACGCCTTGGTAGGAGTTCGTAAACTGTACGCCCTCTGGTGTGTAGTCATCTAGGAAATATACCCAAGCAGTTGTCTTGCTCCAGTCATCTAGATCAACCATTACCTTCTCTCTTTTGTACCAGTTAGGGTGACCCTCCAGCTGATCCACACGAGCCAGAAGTTGGTCATCTACATCGTAGACCTCAACCTCCACAAACTCACCGACGCCCTTGTCATTGTAGAGATAAGGCAAGCCTTTAATCTCCAAAGGATATCTGTCCGACAGATTGCCAGAGCCAACAAACTTGGCATTGCCAAGGATGTGGTTGTTGTTGTATCCGCTTTTAAGCGTACCATATACTGCGATTCTAGTCATTTGATTGTCTTTCTTATAGCTCATATCTCTTGAGTTGTAAACCCAATTTTTTGGGCTATATGGCGGATGTGTGATGGGTTGGTAGAAACAATTAGCTTTACTGTAGTAGACTCCAGACCTCTCGTGCCACTTGCCGATTCTCTGCACCTCTAGACTCTTGGTGTCCACAATACAAAACCTTGTCTCTGTTAGTTCCAAGAATGGCTTCCAGTCCAACTTGCGTAGCTTTGGAAGCACCTTGTCTGCAATGTATGATACATCACTCTGATCTGCATTTCCAAAGCCGTCTACCGTCCCATTACTGTATAGTATAGTTCTGGCATTAACATTAAATGGATGCACGTTGCTAAGATTGATCTTTCCAACCGTCGCATATCTAAAATGCGCAACCAATGGTCTGTCGGTATCTAGCATCTTATCAATGCCCTTGTAGGATAGCTTACGCTTGGTCTGTCCATTGTCCAGATAAGTGACCCCAAAACCGTGTGGGTTGATTTCCTTGGCTCGCTGCATCACATCTAATGGGATACGCTTCTTATATGGCTTGTGTATAATTAAACACATTGTTTGTCCTTTCTTTGGTGTTATTGATTGGCACGATTTGCCAGTCATTTGCCCATTATACCATATCCAGAAGATAGGATGCAATAGGTTATTTCATATTATTTTCATACATAAAGGGTCACCCCTTTTGTGGTACAGATAAATAAAGGGTCACCCCTTTTATGGCTCAGACATAGAAAAGGGTCACCCCTTTTTCTTATGTATACAGAGGGTCACCAACCCTCTCTCTTTTCTCTTTCCTTCTCTTACTCTTTACACATCAATGACTTATGTTTCTCTTTCCTTCTCTTACTCCTATCAATGTATGCAGCCATTCCCAGGTGAGAGTTACCGGGCAGATTTTGAAATTTTTTCCGCAGCAAGATATTTGGACAGCCGTCACACTGGACAGCCACAGCCACAGACAGCCACAGCCACCAGACGGACACCAGACGGACACCAGACGGACACCAGACGGACACCACCACACGCCACCACACCACACCAGACAGACACCACCAGTCAGTACACAAACAAACGCACATTAGAGGCTCACCAGAGGCTCGTAAAATTTGGTCAATGGTAGAGGTCACATCTGGACACAAAAAAGCCTCTGGCGGTCACCAGAGGCTCTAGAATTGTAGACCTTTAAAAGCTCAATAACCTAGCTCTCTATACATAGAGGGAAAGCATTCAACAAACTTTGCTTTGTCTGTCCAGCCACAACCCAAAACCCATATCTGGTCGTCGTCTTGCTCTAGATGCTCTGGCGTAAGGTCTAGCTCTGGCAATCTGTCATTAAAGTTAAAATATTCCATTCTAGCCACCACAGATTCACACACCCATTTGGCTAGTGGACAGAGTGGCTTTATAGCCTTTCCACTACGCTTGGCAAATCCTAGTGATATCAATAGATTGCACATTGGATTATCCCAGCCTTTGGTGTAGTTGACCTTGGTCTTGCATCTAGTAACCATATTTTGAGTCAACGCTAGCCACAGTACTATTTTACTGAAATCCAATGACCCTTGGTGCTGACGACACTCTAGTGTCTTATACGCTGAAAAGGAATGGAAATTCCATTTTCTGTATCTAGCATTGCCTCTACCATTGCCAATGGGAATGCCATTTGGTGACTGGTGAATTCCCCATTCGTTACATCTATACATCTCATTGGAATCCAATGACTGTACAAGGCAATCAAGCTCGCTCTTCATTGATCTACACCATCTTCCATCGCGTCTAGATGAGCTCACTAAGCAGTCAAAGTTGACCTCATTTTTCACAACGTGATTTAGGAAATATCTCAATCTCTTATTAGTATATTTGCTCGCATCGTGGTGGCAATGTACCGAGCAAGATCTGTCTACTTTGTAGCCATTGGCTAATAAGATATCCAGTATGATTCTAAGCTCTAGAAACATAGTCTGTGGCTTTAATGGTGGCGACACCAATTCTCTACCACAAATAGACCCATCGTCTACAAACTTCCATACTTTCATTACCTCGTGAGTATAGTCCCTAGAGACTATTTTGACACCCTTGGCGTTAGCTTGGCGAATTACTGTGGATTCCATCTGTAATGGATCAAGCACTTCTAGCTCGATGCCAATGGTGGCATCTGTCATATATTTGTGAGCCAATTCAATGGCGTCATCTATTGATATATCGTTCATTTTTTGTCCTTTGGTTTAAGTGGCATCATTGCCACAAGGTCATATTACTAAACCCATATGGCTAGAGTCAACTACAAAAAGGGTGACCCATTTGTGGTCAAATAGGGTGACCCATTGGCGTCCATATAGGGTGACCCATTTTCGATCTAGTGACCCTCTGGTGATCCCATAAAGGGTGACCCTTTTCCAGATTGGTGGCGAATGATTCACCCTCTACCGCCAAAAATGGTCCATTGATCGTGCAGCCAAGCTCTATTCTGTAAACTGTTGCTCACTATGTACTTATGTATCTATTACTAATTAGAATAATTCTAAAAGGGTGACCCTTTTATTGTGTAACTTGTTGTGTACTAACTACTTACGACACAAAGGGTGGGGCGGTGGGGGTCGAAGTCCAAGTTGACGTTTACTAATAGTATATC